ATTTAGAAAAATTGTGTGCCGCTCATCTTAAGTCTATTTGTCGTTGTTTTGGAAAATGTCAAAAATGTGTTCATGTTTATGATCTTGAATTTGATGAAAGATATAGAGAATTCTTTGAAGAATTTCTTAGAAATGAACATCTAGATATCTATCAAGTCGTTCAAGAATCTTCCTGTGGTTGTTCTTTTGATGCTATATGTATTACATGTTCTAAATCTAAGTTTTTAATTATTAAGCATTTTGATACTTTTGCTCCTAGAGATTTAGATAGCTATAATCCTTTAGTTATGGAATTTAATATAACTAGATTAGAGAAAACTAGACTATTGAGTCATCGTTTCTTACCGTCTGAATTTTTGATTAATTCTGAAAGACCTGAATTAGAACCTAACCAAGTTGTATATAATAATTGGTTACGTGACAATCAAAAACTACGATGGCCAAGCACCCAACAAGAAGGTGATTCTTCCACTTCAACAAGGAAGAAACGTGTTGTTAGAGAAGGTGATTCCTCAACTTCTACCAGACGTAGTAAAGTTGTGAGAGAAGGTAGAATAGCCCGTGTTAAGGAAATTACTTTAATTACTGGAAATTCCAAGAAATATGAAGAGTTTAAATCTTTATATAAATGCCCTATTCCTGTCCATCGTGTAAACTTAGATCTTACTGAAATTCAAGGCTCTTCTGAAGAAGTGTGTATCGCTAAATGTAAAGAAGCTGCTAGATTAGTAAATGGTCCAGTGATAATTGAAGATGTAAGTTTGTCTTTTAGAGCTCATGAACCTAATTGTTATCCTGGTCCTTTTATCAAATCTGCTATGGGAGCTTTAGGCGTCCAAGGCCTTTATGATAGCATAAAAGACAAAGATACGAGAGCAACAGCAACTTGTATATACGCTTATTGCTCCAATGAAAACGACAAAGTTCATTTATTTATAGGTGAACAGAAAGGTGAAATTGTAGCTCCAAGAGGTGATGAATCTTTTGGATGGGATTGTATTTTCCGTCCTAAACATCACAGTAAAACTTACTCAGAAATGACTCTTAGTGAAAAGAATCAAGTATCCCCTAGATCTAAAGCTATACAAAAACTTGTATCTTACTTGATGCCTTTAACTGAAACGTTAGACGATGAAGTAGTTCCTCAGATAGATCAATTCAAACAACCTATTTATTCAAACACTCCTGAAGCTCAACTTCAAAGTGACCACTGTAAAGGACTGGTTGTCTTAACTAATAGCAAGACAATAACCAAGACTCAGTGTGAATTGGAGTGTCTAAAATTGATCAATCCTAAGCATATTGTTGCTTTTGATAACTTTTCCCCCCCAACAGCTCAATTGTTATCCAGAACAGCTGGATATTTTGATGTCCCTATTTTGTTGTATTATGAATTCCCAGAAGAAAATTATTGTATATATGCTTATTGGGATCAACTTAATGAAAGATGTCCTGTAGTGATTAATCGTATGGAAAAACCTCTTAGTTTAAGTTTCCTATTTAATCTTATTCGTGCTACTCAACAACCTCGTCCTCAAATGTCCGTTGATCGTGCTGCTAAAGATATAGTTAAGAAAATGGTAAACCATATTGTTCCTGTGCGAAATAGTAAAGGAAAATTACATGGAATAGTCCATGGACAATGGGTTTTAACACCCTCACATATTGGATCATCCTGCAAAGCTTTATTGCACAAAACAACATGGGTAGAATTAGAATTAGTTAGTACTAGACCTGATTGGGATCTTTCCTTGTGGAAATTCAATCACCCTAATTTAAGTTATGCTTTAGCTCCTTTTAAGTATGTCCCCAACAGAGAAGAATTAATTCGTCATGTAAGTGGTCATAGTGTAAGTATGACATTCCTGCCCAGTGATGAATATGGTTGGGTTGGAAACGTAGCATTGCAATATAACAAAGAATTTGCTGCAGGTAAGTTTGACGAGATTTTAGCTGTTAATGGAGTAACTGCTTCTTCTATTCCCACAGTTAGTGGTGATTGCGGTGCTCCAACTATTCTATGTTCCCCGACTTTAAAACATAAATGGATTGGAATCCATATTCTGGGTTCTAAGTGGAATGCGTATTCCACTCTCGTGACTAAGGAGCGTTTGTTTGCTCTTGGGTACGTTCCTGAGAAAACTGTGTACGAAGACGCAGTAGAAGAGCTGACCATCGATTTTGATGGAGACGCAGAACTTCAAATCGACACAACTTTTCCTGTTATTGATGACATGAATTTGTGTCCTTTGAAATTGGAGAAACCTAGGATTCCATCTGTTAAAGAGATTGAATATGTAGGACAAACTTCCTACAATGCTTATCCAGCAAAGAAAACTAATTTGATAAAGCATCCTTTTTATGGAACGTTTCCAGTAACTAAAGTTCCCTCTGCTTTAACAATTGATCAAGTTATTGATCCCTCTAAATTAGCTAAAGATGCAAACGGAAATCCTGATATGATCCTTACCCAACTGAAGAAGTACGAAGACTTCCCAACAGTTGTGGATGATGTAAAAGAAAAACTAGACATAATGGTTCCCCAAATGATTGATCAAATGAAACATGTTATGGGTAATTGTGACTATACTCCTCTTTCAGATGAAGACGCTCTTTCAGGCTTAATGTTGGATCCTCAATCTAAATCTTTAGATATGAGAACATCCTC